TCTTCTAAATGATGGTTTAAGAATATCTGGGATGGTGGTACCCAGTACGCAAGCGGAGGCTCAAATAAGACATTTCCTCGGGAATGCACAGGACTATGAAGTTTGTAGTTCAATGTAATTCAACGAGCAACCACAAAAAAATCACCACAAATCATATAGGCTATTAAAAAAGTAATTGCTAATTTTTGTAAATTTTTGATTTGGATGTTTTTTTATATAAACAAGTAAATCTGTAAGATCTTTTATTTTTTCATTAATATTATTATCTTTTATATATTTTTCCCAAACGAATGCATATTTTTTTTCTTTTAATATTTCGATAGTTTTTTTCAATCCAGTTTCATCATTATCAAAAAAAAATCTTAAATTTGGTAAATCAAAAGGAAATTTGTTATTAGCAGAGCATGTTGCAATAGAATTAGGATATAAAAATGAATCAAAAGGCCCTTCAAATATAGTAATATATTTATTAAAATCTACATTAAAAATTCCAAAAAGAGTAGAAAGAATATTTAGTTTTCTCATCATATCATCATTAACATGATAATTTAAATTATATAGTTTATATATTTTATTATAATTATATGTTAGATACTTTACATTATTATTAAAAATTCTTTTTTGGTATCCAAGAATTTTTCCATTATATTCATTAAAGATATAGATTTCATTTTTTTTAGCATCATACAACATATTATTCCATTTTTTTTGAAGTCTATTTAAAAGATAATATTTTATATTAGAATCTTCTATATTTATTAGATTATGTTCTTTTTTTATAATATCTTTATCTATGCCAAATTCACATATAAATTTTGAAATAGACAATGTTAAAACATCATATTTTAGGTTTATATATTTTTCATATTTATCAATCTGTTGATAAGAAATGTTTTTTATAAATAATATTTCATCTTGTGTAAAATTGTCAAGAGCATTATATAATTTAAGAAAGTCAAAAAGATTCATATGAGTATCGCATCCGCCATTGTAGCAATGATACATCATAGAATCTAAATATATATTTCCTCGTTTTTTATATGGATTTTCTGCAGAATCATGGCAGAATACGCAAGAAAATTGTAATCTATCATTATGAATAATAATTTTTTGTTTAGCAGATTCTGTGGGAAATGTATCCTTTAAAATTTTTAATAATTCATCATGAATTTTTAAATATAATATTTTCAGATCCATTTCCCACAATATTATTATTAGTTAAATTACAATTTTATTTTATAAGACTGTCATTATTGAGATCAAAATGGTATATCATCTATGATACCATTAAGAAAATCATCATCATCAATATTATCATTAATATTAGAAGTAGGGATATCATTGGGTTTTTGTCTGACTGACTCATCTTGCATTTGATATTTTTGTGATTCTGATTTACTATCATTTATTGATGAATTAATATTTTCATTTGATATATTTTGATCATTTGATAGCATATTAATTTTTAAGATTTCTTTTTGAGGTAGTACATGCTTTATATAACTATACACCTTTTGAGTTTTATCTTCAGTCCATTCTTTAAATTTATAATTATCAAGAGATGGAGAATTTTCTTTTAGATAGTTATATAATTTAATTTTATCTTCCTTTGTATTTGAGATAGGTTTACCATCTATAACTATTGGAGAAGGTTTGCTCAAAAATTTTGACTGATCATAATTATTATTATTTGCAACTTTTGTAACAACAAGGTAAAAGTTTTTTCCCATTAATGGATCAAATGGATTTGTAACATCTTCTATTTCAGATTCTAGTTCACCCTTTATCATATTATAAATCTTTTGGCCATATCGAAACACTTTTATTGTGTTTACAATATCTGGATCATTATCATCTTTTATAATTTGTACTAATGAATAATATGACACAGATCTTTTAAAATATTTTGCATATTCTTTTTCTTCATATGATTTTGATGAATTGTATCTAAAAAACAATTCTTGTAAAATTGATGGCTTATTCACATTTGAAGGGCAATCTACAGAAAATGATTCTCCTGTTATAGGATCTCTAAGCCAATAAACATATTTTTTAACAAAAGGTTCTTTTGGATTAAAGACATTTGGTAAAAATCTTATTATTGCCTTGTAAATTCCATCTTTAGACTTTTGCAAATTTGGAACATATAGTTCGCTTTCTTTTTCTGATTCTTTTGAAAAGAACATGTCTGTCCCCATTCTAAAAATTTCTTCAAACATATCATCTTGATGATTAATGTTTTGTTTTTCTTTGTTTGTTTCCATAATTCAAATTTTTAATTTTTTTTAAATTTTTTAATTTTTTTTAAATTTTAAAATCTTTTATATCTTTTAAATTTTATATTATATATTTTTTTTATTTTTTTCATATTATTTAAAACAAAAATATATCTAATTCATCTAGTATTATATATTTAAACATACCGCCAGCATTATTTTTATTATATATTTTTGCAACGTCATCATCTTTTGAAATCAAATTATCAGAATAGTATAAAACTTTTTTTAATTTTGGTAATATAATATCAAAGAAATGTAGATTTTTTTCTATGCCAATCCATCGTCTTTTTAATTTTTGTGCAACTATTGCTGTTGTTCCGCTACCTAAAAAATAATCTAATACAAAATCTCCTTCATTTGTTGATGATAGAATAACTCGTTTTAATAATTTTTCTGAATTTTCTGTTGTAAATTTCATATTACTTATAATTGTATTATTCATATTTAGATATCCATTTATATCTGTCCAAAGATTTGTCACATGATAATATTCATTTTCTCTTTTATAAATCATATTTGGGGCAATTCTTATTTTTGCCTTTCTAATTTCATCGTCGCTCAATTTAGATATTATATTTAAATTTTCATCTATTGCTATTAATTTTTTTTCCTCATATAATCTATTAGCTTCTTTTTGTGATATCATCCAGTGTCCTTCTTCATTTGATACTATTTTTTTATTATTCACATATATTGATTTTGAGAAATTTGAATGCGTATATCTATTACGTCGTTTTAAAAATATATCCGTCCATCCTAGTTCTCTATTTTTATTTATTTTAATATTATTAAATAAATTTTTATTTTTATTTTTAACATAAAATAATAAATATTCATTTTCCACAGAAAATTTTTTATATTTGCCAGATTTAATAACATCTTTTTTAAATATTATATTATTTCTAAAATCCAACATATTATTTAGCATCATATTTCCAATATGATTTCCGTTATTATCGCATCGCATAAAAAATGATCCACTTTCTTTAAGTAATTCTTTTGACATCAATATTCTTTCATATAATAATTTTACCCATTTAAAATTATTATATTTTGTTTTATATAATCTTGTAAAATAATCTGCATCTAAATTAAAAGGCGGATCTATATAAATGCTTTGTATTTTTTCATGAAAATCATTTGATAATAAATTTAATCCATAATAATTATTTCCATTTATAACTATTCCATTTAGTTTTTCATCTATATCTTGAATACAATTTAAAATCTCATCATGCATATCATCAAAATATTTTAAATCTATTGGTAAAAATCTATACGCATAATTTAATTCTGTTCCCCACAATGTATTATCAATAATATCATTAGCATTAAATGCTTCATCGATAATCTCATATGATTTCCATTCTTGAAATTGATGACTAAAATTTTTATGATTTATTATCCTATTTATAATACTAATATCATTTATTTTATCTAATGTTATCACATAATTTTCATATTTTATTTTTTTAAAATTTGATACTATTTTATATAATTTTGTTTCAAATTCATTTATATATTCTATCAATTTAATACCATAAAAAATTATATTATTTATTTTCAATAATTTTTTTTCATCATATAAAGATTTATTTTTAAAAAATGATTCAAATATCCATTCTGAAAATTTTTTTTCTAAATAATCATATACATTTTTGCAAACATATATTTCAACAGAATTATTTTTTTCTATTGATTTAAACATAAAATTTAAATCATTATTATTAATAT